TGAGTTCTAACAATTAATTGAGCAAGATAAAAAGGAAATTCTGGGTCAACTCCATAATTATTTGCACGATCTTCTGAACCATAACTATGCTCCCAGATGCAATTCATGGAGCCTTGACCACTAATTAAACCCGCCTCATATTGATTTCTAAATTCATCTCCTAAATTTGTTAAATCAACCTGCTCCCTACTGGTTGTCATCTCAAAATCTCTAATTTTCGCTACATGTCTAAAGTTGTCATTCTTCGTAATCAGCACAATATCTTTAGCAGCACTTGGAGCAACAAGAGTTAAAGCTGTTGAAGTTAATCCTTCAATTGAATTGGCAAAGGTGTTATATAAACGAATACCACCAACAGGGTCAATATTAATAAACCATTTTCCATCTGGATAACTATGACCATTAACAAGCTCAAGATTTGAACCGTCAGCAGTTTCTATTACAACTTGATCTCCTGTAATTAACGAACCAGTGCTGTGGTCAAGACTAAATCTTTTGCTGTCTACACTGACATCATAAGGATCTAACTTGGTTCTAATCCCACTGCTTAACGTGTCCCTTTTTAGGGCAATTTGCCCAGATTGTCCAAAGTAAACACTCATTAGTTAATTAATTTTTGAGTA